GCAATGCAGCAGCAACCGCAAACACTGCGGCCAAGTTGGGCGTGTTCAACTTGAGCAAAAACAAATCCTATTGTGATTTCAGTTTGTTCATTGGTGACGGCGTCACAATCTCTGGCCTGGGATATGTAACAGGTTTGGCTCCCACAGTGAGTGCAGACGCACCTGTGTGGGTCACACCTATCACTATCACAGTTGACGGCGACTACACTGTGACCAGTTCTTAATCAGAATTGCACAACAAAACAGGGGCTCACAAGGCCCCTTTTTTGTATCACCATAAATATCAGGAGAGATCAATGGATGTGATAGATTCAAAGACCACAAACCAACTGTTGTTGAGTTTGTTGGCAGAAACGGCCAAGGCCACAAACGAACTACGTTGTGCGCAAGCAGACGTGACCAAAGCACAAAGCAGATTGCAATTTTCTGTAGCAGTGTTAAATCAACTGATTGAAAGAACAAAGGATTAAAAGATGAAATTATCAACACTAGCAGCAGCACCACAACTGGTGCAACTAACATTAGACGACGAAGACACTGTGAAAGAATACGGTGAGCCCCTAGAGTTCTACACCTGGGATCGTCAACCACTGGATGTGTTCATGCGCATGGCAGTGGCACAACAACAAGACAGCGGACAGATGCTGGACCTTGTGCGAACCTTGATCCTGGATGAACAAGGTCAACCTGTAATAACTGACACTGCCATGGTGCCTGCTGGCATCCTGGTCAAGGCCATTGGCAGGATCACAGATTTTTTGGGAAAGTAATAGGCGGCCGCCCTCAATGGCTCCGCGCTGACACCATGATGTTACTGACCCTGGATCACCTTGCACAACGATATCATCTCATGCCCAGTCAAGTGCTGGCACAAGGCACCACCCTGGACCTGAGATGTATGGAAATTGGCAGTGCCTGGGCTCGTGAACAAGATCCCAATCAGCGTAAATTAATCCAAGCAGAGCGACGTGAAGACCTCACACAGGAACAAATGCAACAACGCATTGATCAGGTGCGAGCCAATCCGCCCACCTCTGTGAGGCATCGATCAAATGGAGCCAGAAAATGATATCTACCACAATTCGTGTGACCAACACAACCCAGCAGGATCTTAAGAAATTCAAGAAAAGTTTCAACGCATATCCTGATCAAGCCTTGGACAAGTTCAGAATGCTCACGCCCAAGCGGTCAGGCAATGCACGAAGACGCACTGTGTTGGCAGGTGATCAGATTGAAGCCAATTATCCCTACGCACAACGCTTGGAAGACAATTGGAGTCCACAAACTCGTGGTCAAGGTATCCTGCGTCCATTTGAACGCTGGGCACGTCGCAGAATTGCGCAAATTATGAGAGGTCTATAATGGCTTATGATGCAACAGTAAATGTCCGGGTCAACGGTGCGGCAGCACTGACCAAACTTGAAAACAGTCTCAACGGATTGACCAAACGCTTTGCCAGTCTGCAAGGTGTGGTGGTTGGAGCAGGTCTCACAGCCCTGGCAGCACAGGCCATAAACCTTGCCGACAGCATGGTGGATCTAAGCAATGCCACTGGTATTGGTGTAGCAGCCATAGAAGAACTGCGTGGTGCTGTGGTGGCCAACGGTGGTCGCATGGAAGATGCCAGCAAGGCAGTCAGCAAGTTTGCACTGACCATTGACGAAGCCGCACAAGGCAGCATGAAAACTCAACAGGAGTTTGCACGTCTGGGTGTGAGTCTGGATGATCTCAGAAAACTTAGTGAAGAAGACCTACTGACCAAAACTATTCAAGGTCTAGGAGAGATCACCAGCGACAGTGAACGTGCTGCCCTGGGCATGAGTTTGTTTGGCAAAAGTTTCCGCACTGTGGACACAAGTGCAGATGGTCTGGCCAAAAGTCTGAAAGCGGCTGCTGGGTCAGGTGAAGTGTATGCTCGTAGCATTTTTGAAGCCAGTGAACTGCAAGACAAACTGGACAGAAGTCTTGGCAATCTGCAGATGGCGGTGCTCAAGGCCTTTGGTCCTGCCATTGAACTCATGACCAAGTTCTTGAATGCTACCACAGCCAGTGAAAACGGCACACGTGGCCTGGTGATTGCATTGCAAATCTTGGGCGCACTCCTGGTGGGTGGTGCAGTTGCTTATGGCTTGACGCTGTTGGTCAGAAGCCTAGGAACAATAGGTCGAGGATTTGCAGCATTGATGACGGTGATCAGACCAGCAGTGGTCGCTGTCAAAGCCGTTGGTGCGGCAGCCACTACCGCAGCGGTAGCCACAGAGAAACTGGGCTTGGCCGCTAGGTTGGCAGGTGCCGCAGGTCTATTTGCTGCTAATTCACCGTTCTTGAGAATCTTGAGATCAGGAGCCATTCTGATTGGTGTGTTGACATCTGGTGTGTTTGCTGCCATGACAATGTTTGATGGCTTTGGCGCTGTGGCGCAGAATGTGCTGGCACGACTGACAGAAAGCCTTAGCGAATTAGTTGCTGACATTCTAAACCTAGGCGGCTTGCTGACCATTGCTGGTGTAGGACTAGGCACACCTTTTGAGATCCTGGCTGAAAAAACACGTGAAGCAAGATTGGAAAGTGAACGCCTGGCCATGGCACAGAAAAAGGTTGCTGCTGCTGGCCGCAATGTTGAATCTGGCCAATCAGGTAGGAAAGTAGACACCACAGCATACGATAAATTATTGGCCAGCATACGTGCTACCACAGAAGAATTTAGACGCCAGAACAAAACCAAAATTGCCAATCTAGACACCGACACCCGATTGATTGGCGCCACGGCTGAACAGCGACAACTCACTGAAGCACTCACAGCAGCCACAGAAGACTATCAGCGTGTGATTGCTGGATTGAGACAACAAAAACAAAACCTTTCAAAAGAAGAACGTGACAGTGGTGCTGAAGCCGCCATCAACAAACAAATTGATGCTGCAAGAATCCTGTTCAATGTGCAAAAGACCAGTCTAGAAAACAGTGTGGCCTTGAATGTCAAAGCACAAAGTGCGGAACAAGCACGATTGTTTGGTATAGCACGGATCACAGATCTACAACGAGAACTCAATGGTCTCACACAGCAAACAGCCAGCGTGTTCTTGCCTGAAGTGGCCCGGGCCTATTTGGAAATTGAAGCAGCAGCCCTGGCCAGTGCTGAAGCAGAAATTGCTGCTGAACAGGCTCGCAGAGGTGCCACTCTTAGTGCAGAAGAAATACAAAGTTATTATGCAGCCGCACGTGAAGGCATTGATCGGGTCAAAGCCAGCACACGTGAACTGATTGAAGAACAACGCAAATTTGAATTTGTGCAGTTTCAGAAGCGAGAAGAGATTCGTCTCACAGATGAACTCATGCGCTTGCAAGATGAAATGGCCAAAACTGGCATGAGTGACATAGAACAAAAATACTATGACATTGCAGCCGCTGCCAGAGACAGTGCCCGGGAAGCCATTCGTGCTGAAGAAGCACGTAGAGGCGAGAATTTGCCAATTGAAGAACAGAAAAAATATTATGATGAGGCCATCAAAGGCAGTGGCCGACTCACACGTCAACTGGAAGAAAACAACAAGAAAGCCAGATCATTTGCCACAGGATGGAAAAGAGCATTCAATGAATATTATGATGCAGCAACCAACGCTTCAAGCCGTGCTGAGAGCCTGTTTAGAAATGCCACACAAGGCATGGAAGATGCCATTGTAAATTTTGCCAAGACTGGCAAATTTGAGTTCAAGAGTTTTGTTGCCAGCATCCTGGAAGACCTACTGCGATCACAAATCAAAGATGTCATTGCACAGACGTTTGGTGGTATTGGCGGTATGAAAACAGGCGGCGGCGGCGGTGGCGGCGGTGGTGGCAATTTCTTAGGTGATCTCATTGGCAGCATTGGCAGTATATTCAGTGGTGGATCAAGCAACAACAGCAGAAGCAGTCCCAGCACTAGTGGTAGCAGCAGTGGTGGTGGTATACTCAGCGGCATTACCAAAGCCGTAGGTAGCATATTTGGTGGCGGCAGCAGCAGTGGCGGTGGTGGCATCTTAGAAACAATTGGTGGCGGTATCAAGAGCCTGTTCTCTGGATTCTTTGCCAATGGTGGCATGATACCACAAGGCCGATTTGGCATTGCCGGCGAAGCAGGTCCAGAACTGATTGGTGGACCTGCTAGTGTAACACCCATGGGCACCAATGTCACATACAACATCAATGCAGTGGACGCTGCCAGTTTCAAGGCAATGATAGCACGTGATCCAAGTTTCTTGTTTGCAGTCAGCGAGCAAGGTCGTAGATCACTACCTGGAGGAAGATAATGACAACAGCATTTCAATATGTGTTTGACAACGCAGAATCAATCAGCATTGACACCAAACGCATTGTGGGCAGCACACTCACACGTGATCAAACTTTGAGAACAACCAGTCGTGGTGGTCAGACCTGGCGCTTTGATGTCAAACTGCCGGATGGCATACCTTGGAATCAAGCAAGACAATACATTGCAAAAATTGAAGCCCTGGACCGAACCACTGTGGGCACAGTGCAAATCAACAATGCTGGATACAATGATTGGTTGATACCTTATCAAGGCACAGCAGCCAACAGTGCTGCCATTGCTGCCAGCTGGGTGAATGGTGCCATGAGCATCACACTCACCAGCGGTCAAGCAGGATCAGGATTCAATTTCCGTGCAGGTGATATCATACAATTGGCCACAGGTCGTGTTTACAGGGTCACTGCTGATGTGGCCAGTGGCACCAACACTGTGCCTGTGCATAGACCAGTGCTGGATACCACAGGCTCTGGCACACTCAAGGTTGGTCCGGCAGTGACCTGGAGTGTGCTGTGCTATGAATTGCCAACCTGGACTATATTTGCAAGAGATCAAGTCAGCTGGTCAGGCAGTTTTATTTTTTATGAGAACATGGTATGAGTTTAGATTTAAGCACTTATCCCAGTATAGCCACTGCACTGTTTGTGAAAATTGAGAGTGGCTACACCTCTCTAGGTGATTTGACCTTTAGCAGTTACTATCGTCCGCTGACCATTGCGGGTGTGAGTTATACCGGACTGGGCAGTTTGATGACAGTGGGAGATACCACCAGCGAACTCCGACTCAGCAGCAGTGAAATCAATGTGGGCATCAGTGGTATCAACACCACCAACATGAGCAATGTGTTGACCTACAATCTCAAAGGTGCTGAAGTGATTATATACCGTGGTATATTTGATGCTGTGACCAATACCTTGTTGGGCATAGCAGGTAATCCTGCAATCAAATTCAAAGGTATCATAAACAATTTTGGACTCAGTGAAGACTTTGAACCTGGTGGCAAAAACAGCACAGTCACAATCAACTTTGCTTGCACCAGTGAGATAGGCATGATTGAACGAAGAGTCACTGGGCGTAGAACCAATCCTGATGATCAGAAAAAATTCTACCCCACAGATGTCAGCATGGATCGGGTGCCCACGCTGGTAGATGCCAACTTCAATTTTGGCGCACCATTAAGGTTGGCAGCATGAGTTTCTTTGATGACTTGATCAGTGGAGTAGGCAATTTTCTCAGTGGTGGCAACAGCATTGGTGGCAGTCTTGCCAAAATTGCACTGTTGGGACTGGGGCTAAACAAAGTCAGCAACAGCATCAACAGTGAAAAGAACAGTCAGTTGCAGACAGTGCGTCCATACAAAGCACGAGTTGATCAGGGAGTGCGATTGCAAGTGCCACCAGCAGCTGATCAAAAGATTCCTGTGTGTTATGGTAGATCTACCCTGGGAGGTATCATCAATGATGCCAGACTCAGCAGTGACAACCGCAACATGTTTTATGTGCTGACCATTAGTGAACGCACAGGCACATTGTTGAGCACAGGCAATCCCAGTGCTTATGTGTTCAATGACGTGTATCTCAATGACGAACGTATCATATTTGAAAGCAATGGTATAGACTGTGCTTACAGCATTGACCGCGATGGCAACAAAAATTTTGCCTATGCAGGTGTGGTAGAAGTGTATTGCTATGCTGGTGACAGCGACACACCACAGGTGCCAGAATACTACACCAATGGCAGCTTAGATCCAGCCTATGACATTGTGCCTGGCTGGACCACGTTGCACATGATGGAAGACTTGATCTTTGCAGTGGTCAAGATCACGTATTCACCAGAATCTGGACTCACGCAAATACCCAACATGCGATTCAACATCACCAATTCAATGACCTTGCCTGGTGATGTCATACGTGACTACATGGTCAGCACACGCTATGGTTGTGCTATACCTGCAGGAGATATCAACGTATGATGAGTCTCAGTGATCTAAACACATTTTCAGCAGCCAATGTCACCTACACAGCCAACGTGGTCACCATTGATCGGTCAGTGGGCAATGTGTTTCAACACGTGCCAGTGGCCTGGAACACAGTGAGAACATTTGGTGCATTGACTGGCAATGGTATCACTTTGACTTTTGCAGCCAACACAGCCACCACTGTGAATTTTACATTTCCCAGCAGCAGTTTTGCCACACACACTCTAAGCATAACCACTGCAGCCAACACTGCTGTGGTGTCTGGTATCTTGGACATCCTTGACTACAATGCTGCTCGTGCCCAGGTCAATCCCACAGTGGGCGAAGCAGGCAATGTGACCTACACAGTGACCACAATCAACACCAACGATCTTGCAGGAAATATTGCTGTGGATTATCGCGGAGTGCCTGTGTAATGGACAGTCTGGCACAGCTGAATACAGTGGCCATTGAAAATGTCAGTTTTAGTGCTGTGGCCAATGTGGTTCAGCAAGAAGACACTGCATACACTGTGCGTGTGCCCAGCGTGGATCTAGTCAAAACACTGGGCAACATACAGAGCAACACTGTGATCACGCATAGTTTCGACTGGGGCAACATACCCAGTGCCTATCAGAATGTCACTGTGAGTCTGAACAATCCAGGTGCTGTGTCCAATGTCAGCAGCACCTATGCTGGCAATGTGCTCACTATCACAGGCATTAAATCTGCACAAGATTATCTTGGCACAGTGGCCACAGTAGGAACTTCTTTAGGGTTTGATAACACTGGTGAATTTTCACACAACAGCAATGTGAGATTGACAGGCAACATCTTTAATTCAGGTGTGTTTTTATACACAGTGAATGTGAACTTGGTCAATGTGCCTGAATTGTTTCCAGTGGGCAATCCTGGCAACTTGGTCTACAACTTTTTTGGCAATAACGTAAATGAACAAGATTCAATCGTGACACCTGTGTCACCAGGTGTGCTGATCAACACCAACAACCCTGCTGGTCTTTACACCATGACCATTAGCACTCAGGACAATGGCAATGCAGTGACCTTGACCAGCACAGGACCCACTTTAACAACCAATACTTTTTCAGCAGTGGGCAATGTGGGCACATTGACCTTGCAAGGTAATATTGTGCCACTCAATCAACACCTGGCCAATCTTGCATTTGTCAAAAGCAATGCTGCGGTTGCCAATGTGCCGTCAATTGGGCGAGGTGTAAGAAATCTCACCTACAGTCTTACCAATCCAGCCAATGTTGTGTCGCCAGATGGCACAAGAACACAAACCTATTTCAGTAATTTTGCACAGACTCAATTTGCCAACACTGCTGGCAATCTCAAATATCGTGCGCAGCCTGGCAATGTGGCTGTGGTCAATCTGTTTCAATCAGGCTCACGAGACACTGGTGTAAACACCCTGGCCTATGTGGGATACCATGCAGGCACTCTTGATCCACACTGGGCTTATGCACATCGTGAAAACAGCAATGTGGGCAATGCCAATGTTTTGCTGACCATGATAGGCCTGCAGGCCAACAGTGCCAGTGTGCTCAGTGGACCACAGCATGTGATTGGTGTCAGCAACAATGCCACAGTGGTGCGAAGTGCAGTGAGTGATTTGATGGGCGCCAACATAGGCAATCAAAGCAACACAACAGCACGACTTTTTGTCACTTCCAGTAGCCCTGGTAGTTTTTATGGCAATACCACTGCCCGCACAGTTGGTGCTGATGCAGGTGATCAGTTCAACAGTGTGATTTATAGCAATGTTGCCATGGGCTCAAGCACCTTGACTATACAACCAAAACTCACATTTAATGGCACAACATTCCCAGTAGTTGTTAGTCATATTCTTGCAGGTCCAAGCGGTCTTGGTGTTTTTCAACGACAATCAAAACCCAACAATGACATCCAGGACTCAGCAAACTTGACCTTTTCAGGCAGCACCTACAAAGGAATACATTGGTGGTATCCGCAATCAACATCAGTGTTCAACCCACCAGCGGTGTCTACCACAACCAGTTTTGTCAACTGCCATTATGATCTGACTACCAGTAACTGGCCACATCCAATCATGGTCAATGGGTTCACAAAAATTATTGATCCCCTGATTGGACAAACTGGTCAACTGCGAACTGTGCCCAATTTTTCTGGAACAAGCCTGGCAGTGTGGCGCGGACAAACAGACATACCTGCCAGCGATCTTGCACAAAGTCAACAAATCATAACCATGCAAGTGGTCTTGACCGGCACCACTGCATACACTGACAACCTGGTCAGCACCAAGGTCACTGCCGCTGGCTACGCATTCACAGTCACACAAAATTTTGCTGGTGCAACACCTCTTGGTGCGTTTATGACTCCTTATCTTGGTGACAATCCCATATGGCCCAATGCCTGGTTGTTGCGAGGACAAACATACGATTTCAATGTGGACATGACTGCCTCAGGAGCCAATGTGTATATTACCACTGCATTAGGTGGCGGTGTTGTAACACCTTCTGGTGTGACCAACAACAACATCAAACTGGGCACAATCTCTTTTACTCCCACGTCAAGCACTCCTGACATTGTGTATTTTCGTGGTGGTGGCAGCAGTCCTGTCAGTGGTGTTGATCTAGAAAACAGTCAAGGTGGAGCATTCTATATATTCAGTGACACCAGCAGCACCAGTGGTAGATGGACCACAGTTCCTGGTGCATTTGACATTATGAAAAAAAGCGACACTGAGATCCTGATGGTGTATACCAAATACACAGGCACAGTGTCCAATGGTGCCACGCAGAGTGCTGGACTGTATTACAGAATAATCACCTGGAATGGTAGTAATCTCACTTTTGGCACACAGGTGCAAGTTCAGAACCCTGACATCACAGGCAATATATATGGCATCAGCATGACTGCTAGTTCAACCAATCTCAATGGCTACACCTATGTGCTGTGTGTGATTGCACCAGCACAAGGTGCACAGAGTGCTTTTACCACTGTCACACCCATTGTGACCGGATTCAAATTTTAAGGATAACCCATGCCAACCAGCACACTTGCTAGAAAATACACCATCAACGGTGTGGTCAACACAGAAAATCCTGTGATGGAAAACCTTGATGGTATCTGTCGCAGTGCCGGCAGTTTTCTCACCTATGACGTGCATCAAGGCCTGTGGAGTGTGGTCATAAACACCACTGCCAGCAGTGTCTACAGTTTTGATGACTCAAACATTGTGGGTCCCATACAGGTCAGCACCACCAGTCTGTTTGATCTTTACAATGAAGTAGAAGTAGAATTTCCCTTGTTGGACACAGCAG